AACCGATTTGCTGTAACCATTGAATAAGTTTCTTCTTCTTGAGTTGAGTCGAATGCTCTGAAAGTATTTGCCTGATCGCCATCTTCGTATAGGGTGTTTTCGACAGTCACTCCATGAATTGCAGATAGGAGAGCTCCCCCCAGTATACCAGCAACTCCCATCATATGGAAGGGGTTGAGTGTCCAGTTATGGAAACCCTGTAGGAAGAGTAGGAATCTAAATATCGCCGCAACGCCAAACGACGGTGCAAAGAACCAACTGGATTGTCCAAGTGGATAGATGAGAAAGACGCTGACGAATACCGCAATAGGACCAGAGAACGCGATAGCATTGTAAGGACGAATACCGACAAGACGACTGATTTCAAACTGACGAAGCATAAAACCAATTAGAGCGAAAGCTCCGTGGAGTGCCACAAAATTCCAGAGTCCCCCAAGTTGACACCACCTGACGAAATCGCCCTGAGCTTCAGGACCCCAAAGTAGAAGAAGAGAATGACCCATAACATCAGCAGGCGTTGACACTGCCGCTGTAAGAAAATTAGCACCCTCAAGATAACTACTTGCAAGTCCGTGAGTGTACCAACTCGTGACAAAAGAAGTGCCAGTAAGCCAGCCACCAATTGCAAGATAAGCAGTGGGAAAAAGAAGTAGTCCAGACCAGCCCACAAAGACAAAGCGATCTCGTTTAAGCCAGTCATCCAGGACATCGAACCACCCCCGTTGTGATTGTTGTAATGTTGATGTTACCATTTGTTTTATTTACCGTGTGAGTTACAAAAGTATTACGCAAAGTATTGGAATGAATAACGTTCCAATACTAATAAAAAACCCCGCCACATAATTTGTGACGGGGACAGGACTACCATCTTCCATATCAACCGATGGAAGGAGCAGTGAGTGCTACTGGAGTAGATTCTGCAGCAGCGAGATCCAGTGGGAAGTTGTGAGCATTACGCTCGTGCATGACTTCCATACCAAGACCTGCGCGGTTGAGTACATCTGCCCAGGTGTTCAGAACACGACCTTGACCATCAATGATGGACTGGTTGAAGTTGAAACCGTTGAGGTTGAATGCCATGGTGCTAACACCAAGTGCAGTGAACCAGATACCAACGACGGGCCATGCTGCCAGGAAGAAGTGAAGTGAACGGGAGTTGTTGAACGATGCATACTGGAAGATCAGACGACCGAAGTATCCATGAGCAGCAACAATGTTATAGGTCTCTTCTTCTTGACCGAACTTGTAACCATAGTTCTGTGACTCGTTCTCAGTGGTTTCACGAACCAGTGAGGATGTAACCAGAGAACCGTGCATTGCGGAGAACAGTGAACCACCGAAGACACCTGCGACTCCCAGCATGTGGAAGGGGTGCATCAGAATGTTGTGCTCTGCCTGGAAAACAAGCATGTAGTTGAACGTGCCGGAGATGCCCAGAGGCATGGCGTCAGAGAAAGAACCTTGACCGAAAGGATAGACCAGGAAGACTGCGGATGCTGCTGCAACAGGTGCAGAGTAAGCAACACAGATCCAAGGACGCATACCAAGACGGTAAGAAAGTTCCCACTCACGACCCATGTATGCATAGATACCGATCAGGAAGTGGAATACAACGAGTTGGAAAGGTCCACCATTGTAAAGCCATTCATCAAGAGATGCGGCTTCCCAAATGGGGTAGAAGTGAAGACCAATTGCGTTGGAAGAGGGAACAACAGCACCAGAAATGATGTTGTTACCGTAGAGAAGTGAACCAGCAACGGGTTCACGAATGCCATCGATGTCCACAGGAGGAGCAGCGACGAAGGCGACGATGAAGCAAATAGTTGCTGCCAACAGAGTTGGGATCATCAGCACACCGAACCAACCAACATAAAGACGGTTGTTAGTTGAGGTAACCCACTCGCAGAAATTTTGCCAAGAGGATTGTGATTGTTGTTGTGAAATAGTTGAAGTAGACATTTGAAAAAGGGTAATGTATGAGTACGGGGGGACGCACTAGTTTTAGTATTCCTGCACCACCCTCCAGTGCAGGTATGAGAGACGTATTTATTCTCCCTAGAGGTCTCGGTTTGTGGGGAGTGTTCGAACGATTAAAAAACTTTACGTTTCTTAACCCGTTGATTTATTTATATTACTATATCCTGACACCCCTGTCAACCCTTTGATACTGATTTAATATTTTCTCTAGAATTGTATTTTCTAAATAACTAAGAACACAATCATATCAAAAAAATGAAACGGATTATTGTCCCTTTCGTTATGTTATTGATGACCACCACAGCAGCAAATGCTGGTGGACTTGTTACTAAGCACGCATCTAGCGTCCAACTGACCGTCGATGCTGCAAGAGCAACTTCTTCTAGAATTGGATCTACATTCAGTATTTCTGGAAGCAATATCGATACTACCGATGGAACAACTGCAGGAACCGTTTCTGCGGGCACAATTACTTCTGGAGTATATGCTCCAGGAACAATTGCCGCCACTCAAGACACAGCTGGTGCTGCATTCTCGTTCAGTCAGTCATACACACAAGCTGATGCAGTTCCAACTGCTGCAGTATCTTTAGGTGAAGCACCCAACTTCTCAAGTGTAACATCATATGCAGCAGGATCTGCTGGTGATCTGGCAGGTACTGTTACTTCTGCTGGTGTTCTTTCCGTGACTGCAGGTGGAGCTGGATCTACGGCGATCGGCCAATTCGTTTCCGAGATCACTGTAATTGACTAATAAATAGTCATGGAGGTCTCAAATGAAGATTTTTGGAGGGACGAAATTATATTATGTGATGTTTGTGGGGGTTGCAAGTGTCATACCTGCAACTGCCCTGGCGGTCCCAGTGGTGCCAAATTTCACGCAAGGCTCAATGACGAGTCACACGGAAACGACATCGAAAGTGACTGAAACTATTAATTCTATTGATTATAATACAGGATGGCAATACTCAGTAACTGGAACAAACGTGAACAATGGAGACGCAAGTCTAAATCCATCGAACGTATCGAACACTGTAATGATAAATCCACTGGGTGGAATAGAAGGACAAGTGTCAAGCACAACTTCTTCGGCAAACTTGGCTGCATCGGATTTCAAAATTACAGATCCAAAAGAAGCGTTTCAGTTCACTCAGACTTACTCGGGTCCGGGAATGTCAAATCAGACAATTATTCAAAGAGTTACAGAAGTCACAAGCGTCACAGATACAACTTCGGTTTTCACGCAATAATTGCTTTATTGATTGCATCACCAGTCAAAGCAAACGTCGGTGGTGTATCAGCAACAGCAAATCCAATTGCAAATAGCTCTGGCTCAGTCACCAACCAAGCAATTCAGGTTTTACAAGGTCCATATATTACCAACACATATGGTGGTGGAATCTCCTGTCAAGGACCAACCGCAAATATAACACCATTTGTTACTCACAGTAGAAGTTATCAAGATCCTTTTGAAAGATTTTATTATGAACCACAATATGATGGTAGAGATTTCAAGGGACAAAAAGTAGAAATACAACAACAAGTTAAAAACTATCCTTGGGAAGAGTGGTATGATGATCGTACCTACATCTCAGATGGTAGCGATGGAAATGAAGTGGGTAGTGTGCAGAGATGGTTTCCTGATGGTGCTGATATGACAATCGTTATTAATGATATACAACCAGATGGAGTTCCCGATAGACCTGGTAGAGTTTTGTGGAATAAACCGGTAAGAACAGGTCAGAGTGACAATCTAAGCACCAATCTTGGACTATCAGCAACCATATCATTTCCTCTTGATGGTGGTTTACAAGAAAGATGTAAAGCAGCAGCAGATACGCAAAATCAATTAATGAGGCAAACTGTTGCTAACAAGAGATTGGACTTTGAGATTGCTCGTCTCAAGAATTGTGGCGAACTGATGAAGGCAGGAATTAGTTTTCATCCTAAGAGTCCTTATTATGCTATCTGTGCAGATGTCGTAGTTCAAAATGTAAACACAATTCCTCAGCATAGGCATACAATTCCATCTATTTCTTCTTCGAAGCCCCAACAGACCTCAAGAACTTTATCGCCTGGTTCCGATCCCGCTGCTCTGCTCGGCGCTCCGCTAAGGTCAACACCCGGATCTTCTTTCCCCTTAAGGTCGCAATCTTCGTTAAGATCTTCTTCGTCACAGGTTTCACCACTCTTAACAAAAGATCAGCAAGAGGCTTTGCGAGCAGGGCAGATGTCGTCGCAGTTACGGCAATCACGGCAGTAGTTGAAACTGCTTCGGGTGCCGGTAAATATTTTTCTTGCCAGGGTATTTCTGGCTCAGATTTAACTTCCTCAATAGCAATATTCTCACAAACTCCAGACGTATTTCTTTCTTGACCTTCTGGACACGGAGTTACTTTAGGTACAAATGGTTCTGTGACAGGAGGTTTTGGAGGTTCTGGTTGTTCCGGAGCTTTTACTGGGGGAACTTCTCTTGACTTTTGTTCTGTTGTGTATTGAAGTTTTCTAGCATCATAGTTAATTGCATTAAAACTCGGCATCTCACCATCACAAAATACTCTTACCTGATCCGGATCATTATCTGTTAAGTTGACATTTTCGTTACTATCTCTATGAGACTCAACACATCCTGGCACATTGACAATAGGAACACCCACCTGTGATGTCACGGGTGGGTATATTGGCACCGCAACGGGAGGATCAATCGCCCACTGTGGAATTGTTTGAACCCTTAAATCGCGAATATTAATGTCACGTATTTCCGCCATTAATCTTTCCAACCACCTTTTAATACCCACTCATCATGATATTGATTTTTCCAATTTTTACCAATTCCGTAAGATGGTTGAACCACCTGCTCAATATATCTACGATTCTCTTTTGCAACATTCAAACTTTGAGTTTCTAAAGTCTTAACTCTACCATCAACCTGCGATGCCCACCAAATGGCACCACCAAGTTGAACAGCAAGAAATGATATGACAGCAAATGGAATCTTAAAGTCTTTCACAGAAGAATTGCTCCGATCACAAAACCTTTAGCAAATGCAATACAAAGCATTTGATAATCAGTCAGTTTAAACTTCTTCTGAATCTTCAGGGACATTCCCTTGTCCCACTCTTTTATATTATGGGCAACCTTTTTGATTTTGTTCATTTTTCCAAGTAATCCTCAAAAACAATATTATTTATACTAAGGTTCCAAGATTGCGACGGATTTCACGCAGTTCTTCGAAATCCTTTTTCTTAGTTCCTCCATCATACTCCCACGCATATCCTTCAACGATCATCAATTCATTCAACGATTGTTCTGCATCTCCAATATATAACCAACCAAGAAGGCGACCATACTTACCCATACCACCAACAAGTTCAGTTCTAATTGTGAGCTCATCGTCCCCATTAATAGCACCTTCTAGTTTTTCTTTCATCCAGTTTGTGGCGTCTATTCCCAATTCTTTCTCCTCCAAGTCTCTGGTTCTCTTCTCTGGCGTATCAACTCCTGCAATTCTAACTCTTTCTTTCTTGTATAAGTCAAACCCAAGATCAATGGTGACATCAATAGTATCGCCGTCAACAACACGATTAATCTCCGTCACTCGAAAGTTGTAACAACTCTTCCGACTCGGTGGTATCATGGCTCCCATTGGACTCTCTCTCATCAATTCCTA